TGGGGTGAAAGAGTTTTTTGCTTTGTTTGGTAATGGTGATGCTATGAAAGGTTTTGGCAATATTGCTACACAGCTTGTCAAAATGTTGCCTGCTTTGCTTGTCCTAAAAGGCATCATGGTTCTTGCTTCTGCGACTAATACAATCAAAAATCTTGTTATTGCTATGGGTTTGATTCAAGGTAGAAATGCTTTGCCTACTGGTGGTGCTGTTCCTGTTGCAGGGGCAGGTAAAGGGATTATGGGTAAGTTGACTGGTTTGCCTGTTGTCGGAACTGTTGCAGCGGTTCTAAGCATGTCTGGGGATTCTCGTGTTGCTACAGCTGAAGAAATAGCTGCAAAGAAACTTCTAAACCCTAAAACAGGTATGCCATACAACATGCCTGCAGTTGGTTCAGGTGTTTTTAAGCCTGGTATGGGACAACAACAGACAAATAATGTAACTATCAATGTTCAGGGTGCTGACCCTAAAGCTACTGTTGATGCTCTGGGTAAATACGTCAAAAATAATGGTTCTTTACCTGCAAGTTTGTTTCCATCTAAGAAGCCATAAACCCTAATGTCTTTACCTTCTCCTTATGTTGTTTCGCTGCAGTTTGGATCTAGCGGTGATGTTGACATAACTTCTTATGTCAATAGTTTGAGTATCAATAAGGGTATTTCTCGTCAGCTTGATGACTATAGTGCAGGCACACTTTCTATAACTTTCACTAATAATGACCGAACTTTTGACCCGCTAAACACTTCTTCTATTCTTTGGTATGTGGTGGGTGGCTATACGATGGTGCAACCTGGTGCAAAAGTTACTGTTACGACTGCAGGGGTTAGACGTTTTACAGGTGTTGTGCAGTCATGGGATTTAAGTTATGGGCAGGCTGGCTTTGATGGGCAGGCAACTCTCACTGCTTTAGATAAGTTGTTTAAGGCTTCTAGCCAAAACTTTACTGGCGGGACACAGTATGTTGTTGAGTCAACTTCTGATCGCATGAAAAGGGTTTTGAACTACAACAATTTTGGGGCTAGCGAATACAGCAAGATTGAGTCAACTCAAACCCCTGTTGGTGGGGATGTCAATAATGCTGGAGATAACGTTTTGTCTTATTTGCAGAATCTTGCTAGAACTGAGCCAGGCGATTTTTTCAGTAATGCTTCAGCCGTTTTGACTTTCAAGGATCGTAGTTTCACAAACTATTTATGGACTAATACGCCTAGACAGAATCTTATAAAGTATCCTGGCACAGCAACAGCAAGCGAAGTAGATGGTTGGTATAACGGCTATGACCCTGCCCCGACAAACACTAATCCGCCTTATGGTGGGACACCTAATAAATCTAAAATTGAGGTTTTATCTTTAGCAACAGAAATGAGTTACCACGAAAATAATGTTGACAAATATAATCCTGACTCTAACGCTACAGCTTATGTTTGGTCTGGCTGGTTTAAGGCTGCTTCAGGTGCTGTAACTGTTGAAGGTGACTTGATTATTGAAGATGCTTCTGGGGCTAGTCTTGGAGTGTCTGTTTCAACTCAAGGTATTGGAACGGCTACTTGGAGTCAAATGTCTGGCACTGTAACTGTTGCTTCAGGTGTCCCTGCAGGTGTAAGCCTATACATTTTCACTAACGGCACGACTAGCGCAGATCAGTTTTATGCTAACGGCTTGCAGATTGAACGTGGAACTGCTTGGGTCAACTATTTTGATGGCACATACAACCCTTACACTTCTGATGCAACAAACAGATACGATGTCGCTTGGTTAGGTGACGCTTACGCTTCTAGCTCAGGCATGACTATTTCTACTGCTGCTACTGCTACAGCACCTACAATCCTTGTTTTTGCTGACGCTAATAGTCAAGGCACAGCGTATGCTAACGGCACAGGTATCCCTTTCACAGAGTTAGATGTCGCTTATGGTGGGGAGCAACTCTACAATCAGGTGCAGGTTGTTGGTGTGAACGCTACCGCTTTGACTGTTGATACTGCAGGTCAGACAAGGTATGGGGCTAAATCTTATACTCAAACCGATAATTTGACTTCTAGCATGGTTGCGCCTGCACGTATTGCTGCAGGTTTGCTCGGTGAATTTAGGTTGCCTGAGTATCGTGCTTCAGCTATAACTGTCGCTTTGGAAGCGTTGACGGCAGGGCAACAAACAAGTGTTTTAGGTTTAGAGCTTAGAGATGTTATTAGAGTGTATTTTCAGCCATCTGCAACAGGTTCGGTAGTTGATAAGTATTATCAAATTCTTGCTATAAACAGCAACACTGACACTGAAAGAGATCACATCACTTTTACTGTGTCTAGTTTAGATAATTTACCGATAAGGCTTGATTCAACGTTTCTGTCTATTTTAGATACAGATACTTTAGGCTAGTAAAATAGGAGTTTAGGAGAACAAATGTCTGCAACAAAATCTTGGTCTATCGGTGATGTCTTGACGGCTGCCGATTTAAACAGCAACTTCACTAAACTGCCTTTAGCTGTGTCAGGTTTCACAGGTGCGTATTCTGCAGGTGCTATTGCTGCTGCAGGTTCAGCAACTCTTGCTATAGCGTTTCCTGCTTCTAGGTTTACTGTTGCCCCAATATGCACTTTATCTACAAGCGCAGCTGTTATTACACCTGTAGTGAATGCTGTAACTTCTGGCACTGTTACTGTCGCTTTAGTCAATAATGGTGGTGTCAACTCGGCTGCAACTTTTACTGTTTATGGTGTTGCAGTTCAAATGACTAGCGGAACGGCTGCAGGATAATGGTGACGATGATTAGCTGTAAAACTGAAGGCTGCACTATGGGTGATGAGCAACATACCCCACATCCTGAAGGTATCCCTGTTTGTTGCTGTTTCTGTGGGGCTGTGATGACTGATGTCTGAGCAACCTAAACAACCTACAAATCAGGCTTTACTGTTGCAGATTGTTCGTGACATAGAAATTCTAAAAGCAAACAGTATTCAGATATTGGATGCTAGTCGCGATCATGAGAATCGTATTCGTGACTTAGAGAAGCAGATGAACAGGAACGCTTGGATTCCTGCCGTCATTACAGCTGTTTTGACTTCGGTCATAGTTTTTTGGATTAGTAAAGGATTAGGTCAATGATAAATCCAGGCACATACAACATCACCGCATATCAGGGTGCAGATTGGGATAGAACTTTTACTATCACACAAGGCGGGTCAGCTTTGAACTTGACTGGTTACACATCTCGTATGCAGGTTCGTGAAGCAGCCGATTCAACAGCATACCTGTTATCTCTAACATCAGGCACAGGAATAACTTTGGGTGGCACAGCGGGAACTATTGCTGTCGCTATAACTTCAGCACAATCTAGTGCCGTTGATGCAGGATCTTACGCTTATGACCTTGAGATTATTTCGGGTGCAAGTGTTGTGACCAGGCTTCTTGAAGGCGGTTTCACTGTTTCAGGAAACGTGACTAGATGAGCGATGTCACTGTTACAGTCGTTGAATCAAACACAAACGTTACAGTCACAGAGCAAGATGTTGCTGTCGCTATAACAGAAACTCCTGTTACTGTCACTACAAGCACTGCAGGAATACAAGGTGCTACAGGGGCTACAGGTGCTGGCTATTCTGGGGTAACTTCAACATCAACTATAACTATCGGTTCAGGGCTAAAAACTTTCACTCTCGTTTCAGGTAATCAGGGTGCTTTCGTTACAGGCATGCGTATCAGAGCTATCCACAGCGATACACCTACCTATTACATGGAAGGAACAGCAAACTATGTTGGTGCAGGGACTCTCATTATCACTGTTGACAAGTTCAACGGAAGTGGGTCGCATAACTTATGGCAGTTTGCTATTTCAGGTGAAGTAGGGCAAACAGGTGCAACAGGTTCTTCAGGTGTCGTATCTGTAACATCACCGATAACAAATACAGGCACATCAGGTTCAGCAATTGTAGGTATAGATCAGACTTTACTGAGCATCACTAGAAGTCAGGTCAGTGACTTTACTTCAGGCACAGTAACAAGCATTTCAGGCACAGTCACACAATCACAAGTAACATCACTCGTAACAGACCTTGCAGGTAAAGCATCATTAGGTGCTGCAAACGCTTTTACTGTTGGTGGACATGTAATAACAAACGCTGCAACAGCAGTCATACCTTTAGTTGTTAGAGGTGTTGCAAGTCAAAGCACAGACCTAATTAGAGTGCAAAACTCAACACCAACAACAATGTTTGCTGTAAGTCAATTCGGTAGAACTAACTTGTCGGGTTCGTTGTTTGTAACTCCCACAGGAGCATCTGAAGTTGTTGCTACTGTCAGGGGTGTTGCTTCTCAGTCAGCCAATCTACAAGAATGGCAAAACTCGGCAGGAACAGTAATAACACGAGTTGCTTCGGATGGTCAGATTGGAACATCTGCTAGAGCAACAATAGGTGAAGTCACAATTTCTACTGCAGCACAGTTTGTTGTCAAAGGTAACACTGATCGTGTTCAGGCAGCTGTTATAGGTAACTCAACACAAACATCTAACTTGCAGGAATGGCAAAACAGCGGTGGAACAGTTTTAGCAAGCGTTTCACAAACAGGAACATTAGCTACAACTGGTGGCGTAAATACCCTTTTGCTCCGAAGCACAGTTGATTCAGTTACAACAATTTATTTGGCAGGTTCAAGAAACGTTCAATTTGCTTCTGCTACTCCGTCAGTTGGTGGTGGTGCAGGTGTTTTAGGTATCGCTAACGCAACAACCGTTCCATCATCTAACCCGACTGGTGGAGGTATCTTGTATGTTGAATCAGGTGCTTTGAAGTATCGTGGAAGTTCAGGAACAATAACAACTCTAGGAGCAGCATAATGTCTGATTTTGATGTATCAACAGAATACAAGCTACAAACGCTAAACTCTCGTCTTGAAGCGTTGAATGTTGAAGGTTGGCATAACGAAGAAGCCAAAACACTTGCAACAGCGTTAGGTAACACTGAAGAAGCAGATCGTCTAACAGCAAACATAGTGATAATCAAGAACGCTATCGTAGTTGTTCAGCAACAGATTGACAATTTAGCGTAAAGTTCAGTTTGCTAAAATCAAGGTATGACAACATACATTGAACCTTTCCCTGCATCTACTCGTAACGATGAGTTCGGCAATTTAGCCCCATACCGCAACGGCAGACCACACAGGGGTCAAGACTGGTCACCTAAAGAACTGTCACCTATCCCTGCAATCACTGACGGCACAATCTTCGTCAATGAATGGTCAGATGTTTTGGGTTGGTTCTTGGTGCAATCAACTAAGGATGGTTTCTGGGTTTTGTATGCTCACCTGGCTAAACAGTCTGATCTAGTCAAAGGCACAAAAGTTACTGCAGGAACTGTTCTAGGCAAAGTAGGCGGT